AACTTTTAACAACGTCAGTTTTACTAGCACTTCGGCCGGGACAGTAAGTATTAGTGGAGCAAATACTCTCAACAACCTGTCTTTCACTGGAATAACTGCTGCCGGTCTAAAGATCATTTCACTAGCAGCCAACCAAACTGTCACAGGAACGCTGACGCTATCCGCAGGCACCGATGCCACGATGCGGCACTTCGTTCGCTCCAATACGTTCAATACCACCCGCACTATTACTGCGGCTGCTGTATCGCTGACGGATGCTGACTTCCGCGACATCACCATCGCAGGCGCAGCGGCTCCGGCATCGGGCACTCGGTTGGGTGACTGCAAGGGCAACAGCGGGATTACGTTTGATGCTACCAAGACTGTTTATTGGAACCTTGCCGGCAACAACAATTGGTCGGCTACTGCGTGGGCTACGAGTTTGGGCGGCACTCCCGCAGTTAACAACTTCCCATTGGCGCAAGACACGGCAGTGTTTGGGTCTGCAAGCCCTGGAACCGGGACGACGACAACGATCAACGCTTCCTACAACATCGGCACGATTGATATGTCGGCGCGGACTTCCAACACGATGACGTTGGCGACGGACACTACTAGTCCGAACATTTACGGCAACTGGATCAACGGCACCGGGACTACGCTGACGGGCACGGGCACGATGACCTTTGCAGGTCGCGGTAGTCAAACGATCACGAGTGCGGGAAAGGCGTTCACGCAAGCATTTACAGTCAACACTCCAAGTGGCTCGGTGACATTGCAAGATGCTTTTTCAACAAGCAACAACGTGACAATTGTTTCCGGCACATTTGATGCTGCTGCATACAACTTCTCAATGACGGGCGCTTCTGCAACATTGTTGGGAAACGCAGGCACATCCAAGACTATTGCAATTGGTTCAGGAACTTGGACACTGGCAGGAAGCAGCACTGTTTTCAACCCCGGCGCCACCGCAAATACAACAATTACAGGAACAGGCACGATCAGCCTAACAAGCGCATCTGCTAAGACATTTTCAGGTACCGGTTTTTCCTATACCAACATCACCCTTAACCAAGGCGGCGCAGGCGCACTGACCATCTCGGGCAACAACACGTTCAAAGACATCACCAACACTTATAAGAGCACTGGCGCTGCCAACATCACGCTTGGCACTACGACTCAGCGGGTAAGCCAGTGGACAGGCGCGGGTGAAGCAGGACGGCTGCTGACGGTTCAAGGCTCATCGGCATCTTCACCGGGCACGCTGATCCTGACCAGTGCGATAAAGCCAAATGTGGACTACCTGACGATCACGGGCGTGCGTGCGTATGCCCTAACCGATACTTGGTATGCCGGTGCCAATTCCACGAACAACGGTTCGTTAGGGTGGATATTCGCAGCGGCTCCCGCAGCGGCTTCGACCGGGAACTTCTTTCTTATGTTTTGGCCTACTTGAAAGGAATGGGCGAGATGGAAGCGCAGATTGTTTTCAACGCACTGATTGGCCTTGCCGCCTTTTTCGGTGGGTGGGTGCTGAACAACATCACCAAAGCTATTGAACGGCTTGATAACGATGTGCGCGAGATGCCAAAGCAATACGTTAGCCGTGAAGATTTCCACCGCGACATTGATGAAATCAAAGACATCTGCAAGCAAATCTTCGCCAAGCTAGATCACAAGCAGGATAAGTAATGGAACCGATCACCGGCATTCTTGCGGCAGTCTCAGCAGCGAATGCCGCCTTCGGTGCGGTCAAGAAACTTGTCGCCACTGGGCGCGAGATTCAGGACGTTGCCGGTCAGATCGGTAAGTGGTACGGGGCGTTTGGGGACTTCAACCGCCTAGCCAACGAGAAGGCCAACAAGAAGCCTTCGGTCTTCAAACGGCTGCTGCATGACGACAGCATTGAGAACGAAGCCTTGCAGATCACGATGCACAAGCAGGCACTGATCAAGCAGGAGTACGAACTGAAGATTCTGATCGTCGCTCACTACGGTGAGAACGTGTACAACGAGATGATCATGGAGCGCATCCGGCTGAAGAAGGAGCGCGAGAAGAAGGAGCGTGAGCATCGCCTGCGGCAGCAGGACTTCATGCTCAACGTCAAGTACGGTGGGGCAGTTGCGCTTGTCGGCACTGCTCTATTTGCGGTTCTTTACTATTTGGCAGACAAGGTACAGAAATGAGTTTCAGGAAGCCGCCGGAAGGCGCAAGCCGTTCAGAGAGGGAGGCCCATGTCAAGGCTCTTGCTGCGGTTTCTATTAGCTTGCTTGCTCTACTCCTTGCTGTTACAAATTACTTTGCCGGAAGGAACTCCTCTGCGGTTCTCAACGGAACCATAGAGTCGAACAACCTGTGGGCGTGGTATCAGGCTAAGAATGTCCGGGCGACCATCTACGAGGTCACCAACCATGAACAGAAGGCGGTCAAGCAACGCGCCGACATGGACGAGATTATGGAAAAAGCGCGTGCTGCTGAAGCCAAGCGGGATGCTGCCAAGGCCAAGTCTTCGTACTACTCCTACTCCGGCATGGCGCTGCAATTGGCTATCGTTCTGTCCTCTGCGGCCATTCTTGCCGTCACTCTGAGCCTGTTCTATGCCTCAATCGGCGTGGGCGCAGCCGGAGTAATTCTCTTCCTTGTGGCCTTGGGAGCCTAATATGTTTGAAATGCTTGGCGGTGGTTTACTCGGCTCAGTTTTCGGCGGTCTATTCCGGCTTGCCCCTGAAGTCCTGAAGTTCATGGACAAGGGCAACGAGCGCAAGCACGAACTATCCATGTTCACGCTTCAGACCGACCTTGAGAAGATGCGCGGTCAGTTCAAGATGGAAGAGCGATACGTTGACTACAGCGTCAACCAACTCGACGCCATCAAGGAAGCCTTCAAAGAACAGGCCACAACCGCTAAAGAGGCGGGATGGTTCGTAGCGGCTGTCTCTGCGCTCGTGCGACCCGGCATCACTTGGGCGTTGTTCTTCATGTATGCCACCGTCAAGGCGGCGGCAATCTACATGGCATTCAAGTCAGGCGGGCATTGGTCTGAGGTCATCACCCGTGTATGGGATGCCGACGACTTCGCCATGCTGAATATGTGCCTGACCTTTTGGTTCGTCGGAAGAAGCATTGAGAAGTATCAGAAGTGACTTCCGAAGCTATCAAGATCGCTCGGGAAACACTGTGCAAACCCTTTGAGGGTTACGCCAAACGCTTGCCTGACGGGTCTTGCAAAGCCTATCCCGACCCCGGCACAGGCGGGCATCCTTGGACGATTGGATGGGGCAGCACTGGACCCGAGGTAACGCCTGACACGGTGTGGACTGAGGCGCAGGCGCAGGAATCGCTAGACAATCATTTGCTGCACTTCTGCGCGGGGGTGCTGAAGCTGTCCCCGATCCTTCTAAAGCAACCCGCACGCAGGCTTGCGGCTATCATCTCTTTCGCGTACAACTGCGGGCTAGGCAACTACCGCATCTCGACACTCAAGAAGCGTGTAGACGCTCAAGATTGGGCGGGTGCGAAAGAAGAAATCGTCAAGTGGAACAAGGCCGCAGGCAGGGTTATGAAAGGGCTAACCCTTCGGCGGCAAGCTGAAGCTGCCCTTTTAGGATAAGACAAGATGAAAATTTGTGTAAACGCAATCTCAAAAAATGAAGAACAGTTCGTCAAGCGTTTTTGCGATTCAGCCAAAGATGCCGACCTGATCCTCATAGCCGACACCGGCAGCACAGACCGCACGGTTGAGCTTGCCAAGGAATGCGGCGCAACGGTTTATGACATCTGCATCAGCCCGTGGCGATTTGACGCGGCGCGTAATGCGGCGATTGCTCTCACGCCCAAAGACATTGACGTTATCGTCAGCCTTGACTTGGATGAGGTACTAGAACCCGGATGGCGCGAGGAAATTGAGCGCGTTTGGGAGATGGGCAAGACCACACGTTTGCGCTATCTTTTTGACTGGGGTCACGGCATTCGGTTCAAGTACGAAAAGATTTTTGCCCGACACGGCTACTCATTCTTCTGTCCGGTCCATGAGTATCCTATCCCTGATGTTCGCATCAATGAGGTGTACGCAGATACCGATAAACTGCTAGTGAGTCATTACCCCGACCCAACCAAGAGCCGTGGGCAGTACCTTGATCTGCTGCGTATGTCGGTCAAAGAAAACCCCAATGAGCCTCGCAACGCTTTTTACTTTGCTCGGGAACTGACGTTCTATCGCCTGTGGGATGAAGCGATAGACCGGCTCAATCACTACCTGCAAATGCCCCAAGCGACCTGGCAGAACGAACGCTGCTACGCGATGCGCCTGCTGTCGGAAGCCTACCAAGCTAAGGGCGACTATTGGCAAGCCCTGACCTGGGCACGTAGGGCCACCGCTGAAGCTCCCTACACGCGAGAGCCTTGGGTGCGGGTGGCTGAGTTGGCCTACTCAACGCACAATTGGCCTGAGTGCTATGCGGCTTGTCGAGCAGCCCTTGAGATCAAAGACAAGGCTGCGGTCTACACAATGGACCCTGCCGTGTGGACAGAGAAGCCTCACGACTACCTAAGCATCGCGGCATGGCACTTGGGCATGAAGGGCGAGGCGCTTGAGCATTGCAAAAAAGCCTTGGAATTTGCGCCAAATGATGAGCGCATCAAGAACAACCTCGCTATGATGGAAGCATAGTTGCTGATGTCTCCTCCCCCGAGTTTGAGGGCATTCTCGGGTTAGCCCCCCTTAGCGGGGGCTTTCTTTTGCCACTCGGAAAGAATCACTCGCTCAAGGTACTTGCGGCCTGTAATCCCTCGGTGTTCCTCCACACCGCGAAGATACTCCCGACGCTCTGCAAGGGGTTTGGCAAGGACGTAGCGGGCTTCGCACTCGGCGCGAAATTGCTCAGACGCACGATAGTCTCGGCCTGTCCCGGCTTCTGACGGGTCAAGACCTTGTGTTTGTTCTTGCACATTCGGCTGCGCCTTGTCCACTGCTCTGTCTTCCTGGTCTCAAGGGTGCGAAGGAACAAACCACACTCAGGGCACTTCATCTTTGGACAACTCAAGGTCAATCATCAGGTTTCGGATGGTTGCATGGAGCATACCGATTTCGCGGTTGAGCCTCGAGATGTCATCGTCAGGACAAATGGCTTTTGCTTCGTCGTAGATTTTGTTAAGCAAAGCATCTGCGACTTTGTGCGTTTCGTCTATTCGTTTCTTGTAGTTCATCACAGCCCCATGAATCGCGTCATGTTTAGCTTGACCGCCGGTTCCATGTCCTGAGAGTCTGCCCGGTCTTGTCTGCCCCACCACACGATCCCGTCATGGGAAAAGTCTATGGTCTTGGTGTAGCCGATGCAATCAGGGAATCCGACCACAAGGTAGAAGGGCAACTTAGCAACTCGGCACATTTGTTCGGCTGCTGACCACTTGGCAAAGCTGACCTTGAACCCTCCATAGCGGTCATGCGTCGCAAGGTCGTACTTCGTGGTCTTGATTTCCACAAACGCCAAGACTCTTTCGCCTCGCGTCATTGCGTAGTCAAGGTGATAGCGAATCGGCAGCTTCATCAGGTGGCTCTGCGCCCTTTCAGCGAACCGATCCGCTATCTGTTGCTCTACGCTCAGATGCTTCTGAGTTTCGTAGAGTTGTCTCATCTAAATATCCAAAGGATTGCCAAGACGACTCCGATGCAAACGGCGGCCATGCGCCATTCGCTCGAGTTGTGTTGCTCAATGATTGGGTAACCGACCACGAACTCGCATTCGGCCATCGTGCGGGGTGTCTTGTAGTGTGATGATTTCATGGTCAGAGGCTGAACGGGCAATAAGAAGTGAACACGCGGGTGGTGGTGTACTTGCACTGGTAGTCCACACAGTACGTCCCGACATACCGATAACCTTGCGCGGTGCTGATGCCCTCACAAGAAATCAGCGTACCCGCACGGGCGAAGGCCACAACCGGCGAGAGGTTGGCGGCGGCGATGAGGAGAATGAAAAGTGTTTTCATCAGAAGGGCACCTCGTCAAAGATTTCGGGGTTGTTGTCGGGGTCATGGCGACGACCCGACGCGGAAGGTGGGGACTCTTTGAGTCTGTCCCCGGCAAAGGCAACGCTGTCCACGATGCCGGTCAAGCTGCTCTTTTGATTGCCGTCGTTTCCCTTAAAGGTCTTCACATGGACATCCTTCAGGTCCACGAACAGCGTCACGCCTTTCTTGAGGTACGGCGCAAGCGACTCGGCGCGTTTGCCGAATAGCGTGGCGTCTACCCACTGAGAGGGCATCTTGCCGGTTTGATCTTTCATGCCGTAATTCCACGCGAGTGAGATGTTGGCAACAGGCTCACCGCCTGCGGTGCGGCGCAGTTCGACATCCTTACCGATGCGACCGACTCCAATTAGCTTCATCATTGGGAAATCCTTTCGACCATCTTGGTCACTTCATCTAGAAACAAACGCACTTCCTTCTCAATTTCCGCGATCAGTGCGTCATCGCGGTCAACCCTGACAATCATCAGTTGAAGGTGGTCAGGGAAACGGGGGTCATAGCTCACGAATTCGCAGAACTTCCGACCCGTACAGGCCATCTGCCACTGCATCTGATAAACGTACTTCGTGTCCGGCTTGCGGGTGGACAGGTTCTTCAGGTGCTGCTTGGACTCGGGGCACTTGATCTCAATCAGTCCATCCTCCCCGACAAACCCGTCAGGCGATGCCCCGGACATGGGGATCGTCGGATGCTCAATCATGCCCACCTCGGTCACGAAGTTCCCTGTTGTGGACTCATACGCTGACCTGGCTGCGGGTTCCTGATCGACACCCCACTGCATCGCGGCGTTCATAAACGACGGCGCTTGAGCATTGGTGATGCGCTCTAGGGCAAGCTCCATCAGATAGTTTTCCCGCGAAGCCCCGTAGCCGGTCTTCGTCTTGGCCATCACATCGGCAATGCGGGAGGCGGTGGCCTTGCCCAATCGGGCGGCAAACCATTCAGGCGATTTCTGCTCCATCAGTCATCTCCATTTAGTTTGACGCACTCACCATCAACCCATTCGCAAACAGGTTCGTCAGCAACTGAAAGCACGAAGTTTTCTAGGTCGGGATCACCCCCGCAGCCGGTGACCACATAGCCAAAGTCGCCAATCTGAACAATCACGGGCGCATTGGTGTTGATGAACTCGTCAAGATCGCATCCGTTTATCGAGGCATTTGTCCGTGTTTGTTGAACATCAAACATTGTTTTCAACACGAAATTCATAGAAAGAGGTTGTAAAAACATCATGCCCCCGCTTTCTCTGCTGCGTTCTTGAGGGAAGGCCCATGCGCGGCCCACAAAGCACGCTTCTGTCCCGTGTTGGGCATAGCCGCAAACTGCTTATTTAAGGCCGCCACGCCTTCCATTGCAGCGTCTTGGAGCATGGGTAGCCACTGACGCTCAAAAGCGGCGTAATCGGGGTCAGGGCGCTTAGAAGCGGCATTCCCGTCGTCGTCTTCAGGGGCGATTCCACAGGTCGCCATAAGCGAATACCGGCGGGCATAGGTCAAAGCCGAGCCATAGCCCTGCGGGTCTTGCTTGGCGGCAGGCACATGGAGCTTGCCCCCGGTCATCTGCTCCCCGGACTCGTGCAGCAGGACGGTTTCCACAATCACGCCTGATTCGCATTCGTGGGTCTGCTGAATCAGGGCGATGCCGTTTGCGTTCAGCGCATCGATGACTGCCTCGACGCAGGCGGCAAGGTCGGCGTATCGGCTTTTAAAGTGGGGGTTTGAGGAAGTCTTCAGCGCAGGGGCGAATGCCTTTTGCGCCTTGACCAAGGCTTGTGCTATCTGTTTCATGTCTTGTCTTTCACTTAGAAGGGTGCGGGTGGAGCCTTGGCAATCTTGTCGCGTTTCTGCTCGGCAAGCAGGCGCGACAGCACCTTGGGTGGCAAGGCTCCGAAAGGCCAACCAAGGGGATTCTTTTGTTTGTTAGGTGAAAGCGTCATCATTTAGTCCCGTAAAAGCTCTATTGTCGTCAAATGTTAGCGTGTTTTAAGGGTGAAAACCCTAGTAAGCCAATCAATCGCCTGTCCGTTGCTGACTTGTCCACTCGTGACCCGTAGGATCGTCCAACCCCGGCAGATCGCTTCGGCGTACTTCTCGCAGTCAAGGGTGAAGCCCACGCCTGTTGTGTGCCTTCCACCCGTCCACACGCCGCCCTCAATCTCGACGGCGATCAGATCATCCGGCCAAGCGAAGTCGAGCCTCCACCGGCGCTTGGGATGGAACTTGTACTCCCGCACCGGGGGCATGACCCGCATGGCGCGAAGGTGCAGGGCGAATAGTTCTTCAGGGTTGCTCATCGGGCCACAGTCCTGCGCGTTTGAGAAGGGTCTTGGTTCGCTCATGTGCTGCATTCCAAATCATCAGCTTGCCCTCGAAAGACGCTCTGCCTTGGTCGATCTCGTAATGGCAGGCGCGGCACATCGCGGCTACAAATTGGTCTGAAGCCTTAATGCCCATACCCTTGCCGTGAATGCTTTGGTTGGAGTGTGCTGCGACCACCGTGCCGTCTGACACCCCGCACGACTGACAAGGCACCGTGCGGCAGAACTCAAGGATGCGCTTGCTACGCACATAGGGAAATTTATTCAAAGACCACCCCCAAGCTCTGTACGGCGTAGGACTCGACTTCGTTCATGTAGGTGGTGAACTCCGATACGCTCATGTCTGTCGTACTTCTACGTCGACTGACGACCTCACCGTCGGGCAGGGTCACATCCTCGCAGACGCCAAACTTCCTAGCAAAGAACTCGTGCCACACATCTGCTGAGTGTTGCTTGCCCTGCACCCAAGCGGTCGCGGCAATGGTCTTGAGGACAAGCCCCCAATACCTTTTGTTCTGTTCGCTATTCCTCTTTGTCTCTGCGGTGGTGACGATAAGCCGCAGGGGAGTCCCCGCGTCGGCCATCGCTTTCGCGTTCGACCCCACGAAGGCCACAAAGACGTTCCACACGTTCAGGTCGCGCAAGTGAAACTCTCGATACAAATGCGTCATAGCTGCCGTCCTCACATAGTCGCTCGACATGGTTGATAGAAGGATATTGGTAGTACAGGCACTTTTCTCTGCGGTCGCACCACCCGCCCATGCACGAAATCACGAGGCCACCTTGTAACCAATCCGGCCATTGGCGCGGGGTTCGTACTCACCGTTCCCGGTGGTTACTTGCACCATCTGAGCGTGCTTCTTTTTGTCTCTGTACTTCTGCTGACGCTCTGCCGCACTCATCTTTCGGCGCTTGGCATCCTTGCCGTGTCCCAACTTGTAGACCTTGAGCAAGTCCCTGCCTCGGCTGTCTTTCTCCCACATATGGATGTGTGCGGCTCCGGCCTTGTAAAGCTCCCGGCAATAGTGCAGCACGGTGACATAGTGCAATCCGGTCGCCTCGGCTAGTTCGGTGCAAGTGTGCGTGCCGTCAAGCAGCAGCTTGATTAGCTGCGCCTGAGACATGGCGTTGACTTTGATCATTGGACTCGTCGAATTGCTTGGAGGGCTGCGATACGCGCAGGGCTGTTTTTAGACTCTCTACGGTGTCTTTCCTGCTCGGCAAGGTATCGGGCTGTCTCATCGGCCTGCGACTTGATCACGGGAATTTCCTTGGCTCGTGGCGGGAACACATCGCGCCAACCCATCAGCGT